GTCTGGCAGGTAGGCGGTCAGGTAGGCAGGGGGGTCGCGAAGTACAGGTACTCAGCTGGACGTGCCGTTAATGAGTACCTGTAAGTTTGCTGACGTGCAGACAAAAGTTACTTAGTCAACTTCAGACTCTTCGATTGCTGCAAGTAACTGGTCTACACCAAGTGCATTACTTTGTAGATTCTTTCCTACTTCAGCCAACTTGGATGCTGCATTTAACATTGAGGGAAGATCACGTACATCGAGATCCTGTTCACTATCCAGCAATTTAGTCAACTTGCGATCTGCCAGGTATGCGATACGTGCTGCATTTAGGCTAAGTTGATGGCCAATCTGTTCCTGCTGCTCACGGTATGCTTCCAGTCTGTTAAGATGCTTCTGATGACGAGCATCCTGTACTTCATTTAACTTTTTGCTGAGTTGGTACCTATCAAAATCCCCCACCCTAACCAACCAGTTATTGCGTTTAGCTACTTGTTGTAGTTTAGAAATGCTGAAATTGGTAATCTGGGATACATATTGTAGTGAACGTCCCCCACCCAACCTACAATAACAGGAGAACAATTCAAATTCTTTATCAGACTCAGAAGGTGCAAGGACACTATTTTTCAACCAAGTAGCATTACGGTTAGTGGTAGTGGAGGTAGTGAGGCTAGTGTTTTCCGAGAGGTTGTTACTTTGTTGGGGGGTGTTATTTGCTACATTAAGAGTATCAGTATTGACGGTAGAGGGAGCTAGATGTTCAGTTTCTGTAAGCTCCTCACTATTTAATTCCTGTTCATCTACAAGTTCACCGAACTCATTGGTTGTTAAGTTAATAGCATCATTTTCGATTTCTTCTGCATTTTGGAGTAGTTCCTCGAAATTAAAGTCAGAAGGTTCCACGGTTAGTGTTCGGGTGCTTACGTATTCTACGGCGGGAATCTGACAGCTGTCAATAGCTACTAAAAAACCCGGCGCAGCGGTTAAGCTGGCCGGGTTCTGTAAGCTGATTAAATCTATAGGTTGCTACGCTTGCTGATCTACCAAGCCCTGTGGCTTCATTGAATCACTTATCACATCAACAATAGCATGTGGATACTTATCAGTGTGTTCATCTACCAAGCTATCGGCTTCCTCATACGTTAAGTCAGTGGCGAGTATCTGCCAGCTTCCTTCATCATCAAGCACAACAACTTTCCACTTCGTTGAGTCAGGCATCACCATACCTCCTTGTAGCGTTTACGTTTGTGCGGGAAACTTTTAATAGGCACCACTTTGTAGCAGATACCCTTGCCAGGTATGTAAGCCGTGACCAACTTACGGTTCCTGGATAGTCGATCTTCGATAGACTGAAGATCATCAAGTTTAGTAACGGGTCGCCAACCTGTCATTCGACCTCCGTAAAGAATCTCTTGCCATTCAGCGTTTTACCGTGACCAGATAGATCGGAGTCACCATCACGCCAAGTCAAACCGATGTACCAGTCGGTTAGCTTGCAATGGATCAGGTACTGGCCAATACAATCTCTGATGACAACATAAGCCAGTGAGTCAACGTAAACCACTTTTCCCTTGTCAACTGTCTGACGAATCAGGTCAGCATTGTTGGCCAGATCAACATAAGTCTTCATCGTGAGAACTCCCGCAGATCACTTTTTAGCTGACTTACCTGAGCCTCAAACACAAGCAGTTCAGCGCGTTTGCTTGCAATCTCCTCAACGGTATAGTCACTGCGCCGTTCAGTGATCGGCTCAACACCTGATAGATGATCGCCGTTCAGTGAACACAAGCAGAACTCAACTTTCAGGTAGCCGACAGTTTCGCCGACATTACGGTACGTTGTGCCAAGATCAACATACACGCTGTATTCATAGATGTTGTACGTCAGACGGTATCCATGCTCATACAACTTCTCAGTCGCCTTACGCAGCTCGTCAGCTACCTTCTTTGTCCATTGCTTGTAGGGTGTTGTCTTGACTATCTTACTGCCAATGTAAGGTTTCAGTACCTCTTGCAGCAAAGGCGCCAGCTCGTTAGCTTTGGCATTCAGCCTGTTACGCGCTTCAACCTGTTGGGTGAGCGCACGATCGTCACGGAGATTCATTGCTTTGTTGGTTGGTGGATGATTAGACAATCAAGCAGTGGTCAAGTCAACTGGTGACTTTGCATAAAACTCCAATAGCTGAAACAGGTCATGCTTTGCATCACACACTCTCGCATAGCTTTCGCTATGGAGTTTATGCTTGCAGCTAAACTTGTAGCGGCCATCAACAGTTTCATAGATGGTTGCAACAAGTAGTCTGCGACCATCTTTCAACTCATAAACATGCTCGATGTAGCCAACGAGGTCATTGGCACGTTGCGTTGTGAACTTCGTCACTGTCAGATAGCTGGTTGTGCAGTGTAGACAGTTGGAAGCCAGACAGGATCCTTGACAACAGCGTTGTTGTCAGATACCCACTGCTGAAACTCTTGCAGCACTGGCAAGTTACTGCAAGTTGCAGGACACCTAACTTCGCCGCAGTACATTGACGTGCAGCATTGCGGATAGACGCGAGTTTGCATGTCAGGCTCCAAACACAAGTTGATCGTCCTCGTCAGTTACGCCAGTGATCTCACTGTTGGCAATCTGTTCGTGAGTGAAGCTGTAGTCGCATTCACTTACGACATCATGCGCATCAGCATCATCAACGATCTGAAGTTTGACAGTGACGTAGATTGTCTTCATTGCATCAAGCCTCAACGATTTTGCGAAGTGCAGTATCAATGTGACTATCATTTAGATAGTCATTGAGAACGCTCATGTTACCTCTACCACCGCGAGTAAAGCTCTCAGGCAGAAACTTTTGCGCAGCGTAGAACAGATCCCAACGCCAACGCATTGCGTGATCTTTGCCAATGCCGTTAGCGATGTAGTTTTCCAGTGTTGCATCTGGAAACTTTTCGCGAACTTTGGCAATAGCAGCCGAAAGTTCAGCGTAGTGTTCGGGTTTGATTTTCATTGGAGTTGCTACAGTTGATTAGATGCGTGAACTTAACTAGCCAAGGTCTTCGTCTTCATCAAAGACAAGATCGGCAATGTCATCATCACTAACCTTGTTCTTTTTCAGGAAGTCAACAACAGAGGCACGATCCTGTTCGTAGTAGTCGAACAGTTCCTCAACTAAAGCGTCAGTGTCAATAGACTTGCCGTCAACTGGTTTGTATGTATCAACCATAAGCTGAAGGCAGTATGCCTCAAGATCCTTTCTGTCCATGTTGACTACCACTCTGGAACAGTGAGCGATAGCAAGATGTGTAGCTTGATCCCGTGTCAAAGACATTGTAAACAAAGCGGTTGGTTGGGCAGCGGTTTCTGGAGGCAATGTCTTCGACAATGCTGGTACTCCGCCAAACTTACAGTCAACAGTCAGCGCATCTCAAGTAAGCTGCGCTCAAGTGGAGTGATCTTGGCGCTTTTTGCTGGCCTGCCACTGTCAGCTAGCCACATCGGATTAGATACAAACTCACCGTATCTATTGATTCTCCTGTCAAGACGACAAAGAACCTGCGTCCTACCGCTATCTGTTTCGCGATAGATGAACCTTGAGCCAGCGCCAGTTTCGTGACAGAAGCGCTCATGCTGCTTGATAGAATCAAACTTAACGATGATCTCGGTTTCATCGTTGACGGGGCTTCTCATGATTCAGCACCAGAAGCTACGAAGTTTCTGTAGCTGAACCAGATTCGCACCGGAACGTACTCATAGATGAACGAAGATACGCTGATTCGCCAGTCAACATCAGCATTGGCGTAAGTACACTCAAACACTGACAAAGTTTTCGCACCTTGGCGAACATCACTGGAGATCAGCTTTTCAACGTAGTAGTCATCACTGGTGGCCAGCCACTCAAGAAACTTTCGCGGTTCCTTTGTGGCATGACCAGGCATGATAAGCTTACTGTAAATCTCGTCTGGCGTGTAGATCCAGATAGACTTTTCAGTTGTTGCAGTTGCAGTTGCCATTGCGTTGGCTGCGAGTTGGACAGTGAACGATTACAGCTAGATTACGCCATGAAACACGTATCCACCTTCAGGAAACAACTCATTAACCGGATAGCCAAAACGGCTATCAACAACATGCAACTTATCGCCAACTTTGGCGATCCTATAACCTTCGATCAAGTTACAGAGTATCGCGTTAGCACGCCTGCGCTTGATGAACGTATCCAAGTTGCGCAACCACAGTCTTCCGGTCAGCGGATACAACGTTGCGATAACGTCGCCATCCACCTTGACATTGATCCAGCTGTCATAGCTAGGTGTCCACCTGATACCTGAGTAGCAGGACTCAACTACGGTGTTGTAGAACTTGCCTTCTCCACAACAGTCCTTGTTTTGTAACCAGAAGCGAACACTGTTGACAACGTTGCGATTGATGGTTTCCATGACAGAAGAAAGCGAAGTTGGTTGGACGCCGGTTTAACGATCACCGGCAACGCACTTAGTCAGTCTCGATACTCAACGATGAAGCGAAGACCAATGCGCGGCTCACCGTACTTAGGACGGAACCAGTAAGCCTCAAACCCACCAGAACTTACGTTGCTGTCAAGTCGGCGAGCTTCCAACATCAGACCGTAGGCAGCACACTTAAGTTCCATCGGATCAGGAACCTTAAGCTCGGGAACGTTAGGACCGCCCCACTTCCAGTCAAGAAGTTGCATCACACGATGCACTTTCTCAAAATCAAACCTTTCCAGCACTTCGTCAATCTGCTGGTAGACATCTTTGACAGTTTGCATGATGCAAGTAGCAAGTGAACAAGCTACGCAGAACAGTTAAGCTGCTGCGCAGTCAACGTCAGAAGTTACAGCTAAGTGATTAACTTAGTTAGAAACTTAAGACAGCCAGCGGGAGATACAATCTCCCCACCGCTTGATGCCATGATACCCGATCCGCCCGGATCTGTCAAGTCGCATGTAACGGAAAAGTAACACGCAGCTATGGGGCGATTCCTTGCAAGTTACGCCCTGTCTCCCCACTTTTAAGCCTATTTTAAGGTGGCAGCTTGGCGGCCCTGTGGCGCACTTACCGGCGCTCTCCGCAGCTACCGGCCAGCCGCCACACCTAAGCCCGTTCCCGGCGATCCTACCGGCCGCTGGCGAAGCCTACGGCAGCCACCACAGACAGAATCGACTCCAGACAACGAAGCCAGCTGCACGAAGCAACTGGCCCGTATAAGTTAGCCGGATAGTGAACACTAACTTTTTAGTTAGTGGATGAGCGAAGCGATTAGTGAACACTACTGCTGAGGCCAACTTATCGCTTCAGTTCAGTTACGAATCCTGCTTGGTTCAGCTTCCTGAACCTCAACCTTACCTCGCCACATATTGACAAGGATCATTGCGGCACCGAAGTCAATCTTTCTGTCGGCCAGTAACTTACCGCTAACGGTTCGGCACTGATACACAAACTTATCCTCTCTGCCGGTAGTATCAGCATTGCGTGTGATCTGATGCGACAGATCGGTTGCCTGATCGTAGTTCGTTGCGCGATAGATACCGCGCAGCCACTTGAATCCTTTAGGGTCAGCCACTTGAGAGAAAGCGAAGTTTGATAGCTTGACACCAATACAGCTTATCACTGCAGCCAGGTATCGGGTTCGCCGGAGTCAAGCAATCCAGCGCTCCAGGTAAGTAGACATCAATCGCAGCTGAGAGAAACACCGGGCCAGTTTTCTCAGCTTCCAATGCAAATAAGCTCCGTCCACCTTGAGGTATCAGGTAAGCGATCCATTCAAGATAGTATGCACGCTCTTCGTCGTCAGCTATGAATCCTGGATTGTCAGACACCATTGCTGATGCCCAGTCAGCCGGGATCACATACTGATACTCACAGCTACCGACTTCTTCCACGTAGTATGGAGTGAAGGCTTTATAGGCTGCACCGACTTCGCGCTCGCTAAGTTGACTCACATCTGTGTCAAACAGTTCAGAAGCGTAAGCAATGAATAGCTCACGCAGTCTTTCTGTTTCCGGCAAGTTACCGAACCTAGCTGCGATCAACTTAGCAAGCGGAGTGTCAATCACTAAAGTAACCGTCCTGCCAACTTTCAGACACCTCAATTTGCTTGAGGAATCTGTCACACGTTAGCCGCGCTTTTTCCTCCGTCAATGTTTCAGGGTATTGATCGAAGTTGACAGTACCATGATAATCAGACAGATGTCTGAAGCCGATAGCACGCTCAATCGGATCACTGCTAAGCAGTAAACGCATGAGGCTAAACAGATCCTCGCCAACACAGTCAGCAACTTTCTGTAAGCTAGCAAGATCACCAAACCACGTTGTTATGTCAGCATGGTACTTGTTGTCACTTAGGCCAATCCAGCTATCTTCCGGCCGGCCAGTTTCGATAGAGCGATCCTTGATGACAGTCAGGCAGTCAAGGGTAACATTTGACACCCTGCGCTCACCAGAATTATCAAAGCTCTCAATCAAGATAAGCTCTGGTGCATAGACACCGCGCCTGTCAACCAAGACAAATGCGCCACCGTGTTCATACGGATCGGCGTCACCAATGCTGGCAACGCACCAAAAGGAAGGCTGTTCAGTCATAGCTGCTTGAGTTTTTCGTAGGATTGTGGATCAACTTTTTTGATTAAAAAGCTGGCAGTTAAGCCAAGCACTTCAACGTGTTCGTTGAGTTGGTCAACGTGTTCGTTGAGCTTGGATACCTGTGCCTCCAGCTTGCTGATTCTGTCGTTTAGGTTTGACAGCTCGGTAACCAATTCATCGTGTCTGGTTACTTCATCGCCCGGACAGCAGCTAAAGCTGCTAGGCTGAACGTAAGAAGTGTCAGGCATTGCCGGCAGGATAAAGGCCAGCATGACGAAACGTAGCTACTTTCTTTACGCTGCCATCAGGCTGGGGTTGCTCAATAGATTCGCGACGACTGAAAGCGTAGTAAACAGCGATTCCATTTTCTGCAAACGCATCTTCAAGGTTTGACATCAAGAACGGTGCGCCGCCAATCATAACTTGCAGCGAAGCTTCCTCCGATGAGTAGTCATACGCAAGGTCAACCGCAACTTGCTCAAACAAGTCAGCGATCAAGCAGGCACGTTGCCATACTTCGGGATGATTAGGCAGCTCGTCAAATGTCAAAAGCTTTTGCAGCTTCTCAAAATAGCTGTCAGGACAGTCAAGAATGCCAGCAGCAAGCTGCTCTGGCGTGCAGCGATGCTGCGTGAAATTGAGAACAGGCATGGAATAGACTGATTGACTGGTGCCGATCTCCAGCAAACGGCAAGACGTTAATCAGGAATCGAACCTGAAACAAAGCCGCCAGGTAACGCTGTGGCAGTTTTGATGGGATCTGCCAACCCAACAAGTCAGTAAACCTCAATCAACTCGCCAGTATCCATAGCTTTCTTGCCTTCCAGTGATTCAACGAAGTCACCCCAGCTAGTGAGCAGCCACTTGCTGTCGCGATGATCCAGTAGGATCGTTGTGTTGTAAGTGTCACCAGTGTTCAGGTAGCTAGCACGAATGTCAAAGTGATACCTATCAATGTGTTCACTGGTGCGAATAGCTTCAACGCCATGCGTTAGCAGCAGCTCATTCAGAGCACTCATGCGGCACTCGTTGTCAGTTCCAGCGCAACACTCAATCTGACCTGCCAAATGCCTATAGGTATTGAGCGTGTTGGGAAACTTATCCGGCATGTCAACTGGGTTGACCTTGTAGCGCATGATGCGCAATGCAAGCTTGGCATCATCAAGTAAAACGTCAAACGCTTCGGCAATTTGCTCAGCTCTCATGTCAGATACAGAATGAGGTTGACAGTGTTTTCAAGATAGATTCAGCTTCGCTGCGAGCTTCTCGCTCACAGTCTTCGTAGCCATAGACTCCACAGCATGATGCAAGTAAGTTGCCGGCATCATCTTTAATCAGGTACTCCCACACGTCGCCACGCAGGTACTGATCGTAGACTTCAACTTCTGACAGCAAGCCGGCTTTCAGATCTGGATACTCAGTGCAGTTACGCTCCGCGTAGATAAAGCCAACTTGACCGCTATCCCACGGACAGCTAAACGGTGCCGCTTTGATTGTTAAGCCGCCATGATCGTACAGATAAAGTGGCAGCACAAAGAAGTGCTTGTTGATGTAAGCCTGAACGTGCTTGGTCTTGATCTCGTCAGGCACGTACTTACGATGCTTGTCAAACTCACGGTCACTCATGAGCCTGAATAGAAACTCGTCAGGCGAACAATCAGGTTGCTGGTCGCCAAGTTTGTAATTGCGATGCCAGCAAACCATTGTGCCAACGTTGTCCCATTCTCGCGAATTTACGGCAAACGCATCATCATCTTCTTCAATACTGATGGTCAGATTGCCAACTTTGATTGTCATGTCAGTTAAAGGGGTTGCCCCAAGATTGAACTTGCTGGTCAGTGACTGAACCATCGCGATGTAGGCAGTCAATGAAGATGCACCATGCTTCGCGTGCAGCAGGTTTATCGGTCTTGTCGAAAGTAAACTGCTGATTAAACTGTTGCTTGGCTTGCTTGTAAGTCATTCGCCGTACTCCTCCTGCAACCAGCTGAACACATCTTTGGCAAGTAGCTCAAGCGAACCCCAGTGTTCGTCTTTTTCAATCATTGTCCAGTAAACAGTCTTGCCGTCAATGCTGAACTTTACGAACCACTGCTCATCATCAAGAACAGTGAAACAGACAGGCTGATACTTGATGAACCAGCTTGGCTCAATACAGTTTTCCTTGGCAATGCGAGAAGCGTAGAACTCCTCACAACTAGCCTCCTTGGCCGATGCAAGGAAGTCTTCAAATGTTGAACTTACCATTTGATTGAAGTGGAACGTGGACGACAGTAAGCAACGCGACCAAACAGAAAGTGTCTGTAGCTATCAGGCTCCTCCCATGCAGGGCAGGTAAGTTGATCGTTGTACTGGGCAGTACGTTGGCCAAGCGCAATAGTTACGCCGAGAACACCAAGCAGAGAACCGACGCAAGCACAGATAACAAGTCGAGTGAGTTTCATCAGTTGTAGTTTGTTGGTTGGAGAACCCAGTGGTAACCATTCCAGTCACCGCCGCGTGCAACAACTTTGTAGTCAGCGACGAAACCCTTGGATTCCGAGCCGGTGAAGTTAGCGATCCATGCAGCTAACACTTTCTCGTGACCAGTATCACTACCCGGAGACTGTATGATCGTCTTCCAGGTAGTTTGCGCATCGCGCTTGTGAATTGCGCGGTAACTGTTGCGACCCCTGTAGATACAGAAGTCAGTTCGGACAATGATGCCAACCGGAATGTCAGCTGGCGACGGAATGACTGGAGTTTGCATGATTGCCAGTTAGTTGCAAGGGATCAGAAAGAAAGCGTATCTCGAAGCTAAGCCACCCGGTACTTCGTGATCGGTGATCTCGGCTCTGTATAACTTGCCTGACTTGTCGGCTTCTGGATCATCTGAAGCAAACTTGAAGATAGCGTTGTCAGGCACCTCACACTCAAACGGAATCTGAACGTTTCCGCCGCGAACAACCTGTCTACCGTACAAAGTAAGCGGTGGATTAGTGTGGCTACCTGGATAGTGAACGCCAGTATCAAAGTAGTGGGTAGTCACTTAGCGGACTCCCTTCCGCAACGGAAGAACGTGCCGTCAGCAGACAGCACAACGAACTTAGAAAGGTCCATAGAAATGAAGTAGTTGAGTGAAGAAGTTACAACTAAGCGATCAGCTCAGTTAGAAACTTAGACAGCTGGCGAGAAGGTACACCCTCCCCACCGCTTGATGCCATTGTACCGCATCCGACCTTGAAGGTCAAGTCGCATGTAACGGAAAAGTAACACGGGCTTTACAGGCGGCCTTTGCACTTTTAATGCAATTTTAAGGCGGGGCTGGCGCACTCAAGGCCGCATCATTCGTGCTCCATTAACGTAGGTTTACGCCTCAGATTAACGATAGTCGAAACAATCTCCTCCTTCGTCATCTTGTTAAAGCACTTCCAGCGAGTTGTGGCAACAACAGACCACATAGCAGATGGCATTGCTTTCTCAGACCACGGATACTCATAGAACTCGCCAAGATCATCCAGGCACAGCACGGAAATTTTACAGCGCTTGATAACTTCCTGTGCAAGTATGTGACGCTCAACCCATTCAATCAGTCGCTTCTCTGTATTTTCGTAACGATCTTCTTTGTAGTCAGGAACAGCTTTCTCCCAGCCTTCCTTTAGCTTGATCGGTTCGGTACTCAAGCGAATGTTATGCTTAGCTGCAAACCATTCAAGTACGTCAACACGTTGAGAATGGTTTGTCCATTCAAGAATGTCGGGACCAACGAACGCAACCTTACGACCATTGGCAACAAGCGAAGCAGTGTGACCGCCTTCACAGCGGCGAATGCTTTTGACCTCAAGAAGGATGTTCCTCATTTAATCAGATCAGAATACCTAGGAAGTGAGTCAACAGTGATAGATGGAGACTTGGCATGACGCCATGCAAGAATTGGAGCGTGATGCCACGTACCCAGCCAGACAGACGCAAACTTTGTACCAGTTTCGTCTTCTTTGTCAGGCTGATCGTGACGCTTGTACGAATAGAAGCCGATGTCAATGACAAGACCGATAGATGCTTGTCCGCCAAGATCCCAGCAAACGAAGTCAATGGCGTTCAGCTTCCTGAAGCTACGATCTTCATTCCAGTGCTTAGCTGTTAAGATGGTTGCTCGTTCGCCAAGCAGCGTCAAACGCTCTGGCTCAAGTCTTGGCGCAGAGTAGTAACTTTCATCATCATCAGGCAGGTAGCCATCAGGAAGCCATTGAAGCTTGGCGAAACGGAAAGCTAGACGCTCCTTGTTGCCAATGTAACTTTTGACTTCCTGTAAGCGTTCGACAGTCTCTTTGCGTGTGAAGCGCAACGGATCGCGTTGTTTGGGCATCGTCGCAGGTAGCGTCAGGATCGGCCAGGAAGGGGCCTGAGTTGGCGGATAGGTAATGAACCGGGCCAGACAGTAGAGGCGTCTCAGACAGGTAGCTGGCAGCCGCAGACAGCGTTCTGACGCAGCTATTCCAAGCAGATCTTGCCATCGTCACCAACGTAAGCGTGGATCTCAGTTTCCTTTTGAGCCAGGGCTGTCAGAATCTCACCAGCAGCTTCCTGCCAGTCATGCTTCTCCCAGAAGCCAACACCATGACCATTGACAGTCAGGATGTAGTCGTGCTCGGTCTGGTAGCTGCCGTTGCTGGCTCCGATGTAGAAGTCGTCAATAGAGGACCAGTCACCGCCAAACTTGGCAGTTAGCAGCTGCTCAGCCCGCTCAACAAAAGACTGAAAGCGTTTATGCAGTTTCTGCAATGATGCTTCGTCGATGTCGGTTACGCTGTAGTTTGCGTCAAGCGGCTCGCCACCTGACTCATCGGCGTTGTCATTTTCTGACCACAACAAGGTGATCGCCAGTTGCTCAAGTGATGGATTCATGATGCGTCAGCAATTTGTGCCATGTAGACAGTGCGACCGGATGCCGTACACATTCCACAATCTGTCAGCTTGACTAGACCGCGACGCTCAAGAGACTTCGCAATCTTGACAGTTTGGTGATCGTGGCTGATGTAGTGACGCTTGCCAGTTTTAGCAAGGAAGTCATACACCTGTTGTTGCAGGTAGCCAAGGTGACGGTTAGCCATTGCTCGGAAGTTTCAATGCGTAGTGCGTGTGCTCACAGGGTCCATCCTGCGGACGAAAGATGGTTGCCCCGATAACTTGATTGCGACGGTTGCGGTAAAGCGTATAGCTAGTAAACCTTTCGGTCCGACTCCAGCCAAGCAACTTAAGCCGAGCGCCCATCACAATCTCGCCTGACTCAATCTGTTCCATGCCAGCTGAGTCGAAGATTGGCGAGTTAGTAGGCATGACGGTGTAGTTAGTCATTGCGAGACTCTTCAAGTTTGAGTGTGCCGCCAGTTATGCGAGCAGCATCGCGACGCAAAATCTCAGCTTCGCCAAGCGACAGTGGAACAGGCTTGTTCCACGTCCAAGCAGGAAGACCGTCGGCTCCGCGAATAACATAGGCGTCGCAACGGTCGCTTGACTGAACGCGAACGTAATACAGAATCATCGCACACCAGCAGGTAGCATTGACAGCTCAGCAATACAACTATGGATTTCATTGATTAGATCGTTGGCTACTTCCTTGCAGTTTGAGCGTGGCTGCAATGAACAGGTGAACCATTTAGGGTGCCCATAGGCTCCACCCGTGGAGCTGTTGTCCCCGGTTTGGTAGCCCCAGTCAATCGTTGCGTCAATGAAGTTGAACGTGCAGCCGATTGTTACGTCAAGCCAGGGGGAGTCACCTTCACAGTAGTCGGGTGATTGCTTGAAGTCTGCTCTGAGAGTTTTCCAGTCAGTATCTTTCTTGATAGCAACCAGAAGCTCACACAGTTCGCGGCGAAGTTTGGGGATCTCGCCAAGGATTGTCAGGTTAGCCATCTCAACCTACTGGTGTAACTGCGTTTGCATAAATAACAGAATCAACGACTTCCAATGGATCTATTCTGTATGTCTTCTCATTGAACACAGCTTGGACCTTGACGCCATGCGCAAGGGCAAGGCAAATTGCCTCACGAAGAAAGGAGCCAATGTCACAACCAGCTGGAGCGAGCACGCGAACAAAGTTAATAGACAGATCGCGGCTGTTCAGAGTAGATGAATTGTTCTTCATTGAATCAAGCAGCGTAGAGATCAGAGAAGTTACCAAGATCAAACTCTTGGCGTTCGCCATTGGCAATCGCAACAGCGGCAGCAGCAATCAACTTACTACGATTGTGAATCAGCCACTGAGTCTTAAAGCCATCACGTCCAGGAAACGCAGACCAGAAGTGCTGCGTTGCGTAGTCAATGCAGCAAGCAGTGGCAAGTGGCAGGTAGCTGTTAGGCTTGCTTGTTTTGTAGATAGACTCAAGCTCGCGCCTGAGCTTGTTCCAAGCATTGCCGTCAGCATTTTCAAGCGTGACGATCAGAACATTTAGACACTCAGGAAACAACTGAGCATCAAGATGCGTAGCAAGAGTCATGCAGTAACTTTGGCAGAAGCTCAAGCTAGAAACTCAAGTTAGAAACTCAAGCTAGAAACTTAAGCGGTGGCACGCGAGGCGCACCTCTCCCCGCGCTTGATGCCATGATAGCACATTTTATACGGGGCGCAAGTCGATTTTTAACATGCGTTTACACGCCACTTCCTGTAAGATACGGGTGAGTCTCACGGTGAGACGGGCCTGCTGGCGATACTACCGCCGCAGTTGTCGCACTTAAGGGGCAGGCCCGTGCGATTAACTTGATCGCCAATCACAAGCCAGCTTGCATCTAACGCAAACTTCTCGCGCTCGGTTCGGCAGCAGTCAACGCAAATCTTTTTGCGCTGGATAGTGAACACATACCTAAACCTTTGCCCGGTTACGGAAATGGTGTCGGTTAGTCTTAGGGTCTGGGATGCAGCCGTCATCAATACTATCCTTGATTCGTTTGTAAAGCTTTTTCATGCGCAGTTTACACTCTTCCCATGCCTCTTGTTTTGGTGGGTTGTCACCATCCCAAAGCATGGAAATGTAGTGAGGACCGGCACGATACAGAAACTTGATGCAGACAAGAAGCAGACGCTTCTCAAAGTTGGAGAACTCCATTGTCATCAGGCAGGTGTTCGTTAAGCATGGACTCGATCTGTTTCCAGTCAACAGCTTTCTCGACATTTGCAGAAGCTTCTGCGCGAATGTCGGCAAGCTCTGGCGCATCAAACTCTTTACTGAGGATGCTGCAGAACTCTGCCATGAACATTTCGTTGCGCATGGACTCAAGCCGGTCAGCTACAGTGATCCCCTTCCGCTTCGTTGTCGAGCGTGGATAATTGTTGATAGTGAACAGCTTATGAATGCAATTATCAGGATCAAGCAGCGCATTGATCTGGGCATCGTTTAGCCCGACCTGCTTCGCTTGAATGACGATTTTCGCTTTAGCAACATTGTGCAGCGAAACACGCCAGGTAACTTCGCGCTTAATCAGCTTGTAGAACGAGTTGTAGACATTGATCTTTCGGCTCAGCTGGTTGAGCTTGGATTCAATGTGCTCCCTATCCTGACTGCTAGCATGTGCAGCTTTTTGCAGCTCGATCGTGAACTCGTTGACAGCCTTGAACATGGACTGCCGATCACAATAAATTTCGTGATACAGCGTTCGCAGATCGTCAACATGGATGGTCGCCAGCTCGGTCACATAAACAGTGCGACCAAGCGCTTCGCTCTGAATGCGAAATGCGTGAGGCTTGCGATTTTCTGGATTGTCGTCGTGATGAATGGCTTTGCTGGATGTTTGCATGTAATCAGCTAATGATTTGTTTTACGGATTCGTACAGATCGTCAAGCGTGCCATTGTTGTCAATGACGTGATCCCAGTCAGCAAAAGAAGATAGCTCTACGTCCGACTGGTGGGTATCGCTCAGGGAGCTGCGATCATTTTCGCGATGAACATGAACAAGTAAAAACTTCTTACTCATGAGCAATGCGGCTTCATTGCGAAACCGCATGTCGTCAACAACGATCGGATACTTGCTTGAATGGCGGTCAAACTTTTGTTCAAACGCATCCAGCCAAGTTGTTTCCTTGACAAGACTGCGGCCCCATTCTGTGCCAAGCGTGCGGGCAAGATGCCTGTAGCTTTTGCCAACGCCAGGGATGGGCGTTTCTTTTGCTTCGTAGCAATAGTGCTCAATGTCCTCAATGTTGAGGCCGTGGTGCATCAAGAAAGTTTCCACCATCTCAAGCAAAGGAGATGCGAAACTCAGGGCCTGATAGCCATGGCAATGAACAAGGTAGTGGGCAATAGTTGATTTACCCTGTTGCGGCGTTGAACTCCAGAGAGCGATGTGCTTCATTTGATAATCTTTGATGTGTAGTAGACCAGCAAAATGACTGCACAGACGACAGCAGCGGCTAAACCGGCAACTATTGTGGCCAGCAGTGAGATTTGTGCTACCTGAATGGCATTTTCCATATCCGGCTGTCTAAGGTAGATGTATGCAAACAATAAGGAACACAAAAATGGTTACTACCAGCAATAAGATCATTGCCACGCTGACAGGATCAGCCATCAACCCAGCTCCCGAAACGGGCTTGAATGGCCGCCCAGGAGATCGACTGCCTCCAGCTCCCGGAAGTACCGGCGGCGGGCTTGGTGGGCCAGCTGGGCGCGGCTCAGGGCCTCCAGGTGAAAGGGGTTCGCGTCTTGAATGGTCGCCGGAGCCGGACCGCTCCTCTCGGCCAGCGCATCAGCCTCTTTTTCAAGAATCAGAGCCTCTGCGCCATACAAGTGAGCGCGAGCCGTGATGCAGTTACGCAGCTTGACTGACAGTTGATAATCCATTTGGTTCAATTCGTTTCCAGTGATAACCAGCGCATGTTCCGCCGACTTTCATCGCTGAATGGATGCCCTGAGACGTTGCAAAAACATCCCTGGCGGCGGCGGTGACGCTTTCGTAGATGCGACCGCTTTCGACGGCCTGAACCATCTTACCAGATCCACGGGGTTTCGGGAAGTTCTGGGCGATGAAATCCGCAAGATCCTCGTCCTCCAGGAGCATAAAAAGCCTCTGGCGATCAATTCCACCGAACACGCTTGGACGATTGCGGGCAAGGGCAACGACATCAGCACGCCTGAAATAGCGCCTTGACTTGCTGCCCGCATTTTTGTAGGACTCAATCAGCCCTTTCTCTGCCCATCGCTGCGGAACGTCAATGCTGGTGCCCAAGGTACTTGCAATGTACGAAGCGGCTATCCAGTCGCCCTCGGCCTTGCGTGAAACCTTGCGCCTGCCCATCGCACTTGCGATAGACTGCCTAGTGCGCTCTGTATAGCCATTCTTCTTTGCCCATCTGTTGTAGGCGCTGAAGATCATGGTTGGCAAAACATTGCCTGCAATAGACTCAAGGGCAGCTTTTTCTTCTGGCGACCAGAACACTTTTTTCATGGAATCCTCCATGCGTGACTGGAGATGCCGGGATGCGAAAGTTCACGGGTTCCGTGCAGTTGCTTGAGAGCCCTGCTTACCCTGTGACGCCAGGTTTCACGACCTGCATTGTTGATAGGCTTGAGATCGCCGGAATTCAAGTCAACGCCGCCATCGGCAACCCAAGAAAATACATCCTTTGATCGAAAGATCGTTCCGCTTGGAAACCTTTTAATCCATTGACGAAGGATTGATTTCCAAGCGGCTACATCCTTGGCCTCACTCAAAACTGCTGCTCCTCCTGTTGGGATTCGCTTTTGACATGCTGCAGTAGATACTGCGCCCATCCGATGTGAGTTGAGATGGCGTGCTTTCCAGGAGGGGAATTTGGAAAGCTTTGTTTCCACCACTCACGGAAAAGAACTTCAAGCTCGGATTCGTTCATTGGTCCTTTGGAATCAATGTAAAGTTAGAGCAATAGGAGGCAAATGTCAAGCCCTCCTCAACCGGATCCCTGTGCCCCAGGTCGCACGGGTCTTGCCTGATACCCCTGTAATGAGTGCATTTCCTGCAGGTTTTCCTGCCTGTTTTGGTTTTGCTTTTGAATCTTGGTATCTCAGGGTGGATGTTCGCGTGCATTTCACCACGGCGTATTCTGCCAATAGCGGATGCACTGCATCCATGCTTATCAGCGAGAACATACTGAGGGGACGTATCAGTCAGGATGTCAAGGATTACCTCGTCAGACAGCCTTACCTCTGGTGCTGCACCTTTGGGTGCAATTCCATTCAGCTCGGTCCATGCAAAGTCGCAGCTCCTGCATCGGAAGCGACGACGAACATCGCCTGACTGATTCCTGCGTGTTTCAGTGACATAAGCAACGCCATTGCAGTTTTCACAAACGGCCATCTTTAGCGTCCTACACCAGAAGTGGTAGTTGTTTGAACGGCAGCGGCTGCCAATGGGTTAGCGGAGATTTGGTAGGTATAAAAGATCCATTCCACTCTCCTCTACCACGTCTCCATTTACCAGGCGCGTAATCAGTCCTGATCTGTTTTGGCCAGTTGCAGATGATTACCTCTTCCGCATTTGCGCCGATGAAAAATTGACCGTCTCTTGGTGCTGTTTTAATTGGTTGCCAGGTCATCAGTCTCCTCCACTAAGGCTGGGGTGAAACACGAGAGCACCTTGCACGCTGTTACGCGGGCCTCTAGGGCGTGCAATTAGTTCAAAACGTCCCATCGGCAATTCATGGAGTCCGTTCCTGTCGGCAAAGATGGAGACAGCGGCAGCCTGAAACCCGCGTGGAAGCGTGATACAGGGATACCCAGTTTCTTCTCTAATTCTGTCTTGGCGGTTGAGGTCCTCATAGATTGATTCGACAAGTTTCTTGTATTCGTCGGGATAGAGGGGTAGTTCAGCCATTTGGTTGGTCACTTTCAATACCGAATTGGTGAGAGTTGAGCAAATCCCTTAAGCCCTTCAAGAGGGCTATGTCTTCTTTCTCAAGAGCGTGCTCATTTTCAATCATGTAGACAATGATGCGAATCAACTCTGCTGGACTTGCATTGCTTTTGACAAGATTGGCTCGCCTACTGATAACTCTGACATTATCGGGGGTATATCCACGCTGATTGTTAATCCTGTCCAGACTAGCAGAGCTTGAATTAAGGCTACTATTGCGGGGGCCGGTGCCAGTTCCATCGGTAATTTTGATGCCACGAATGGGGCAAACTTCAGGAATCACAATGTCATCAACCGTTAGCGTGAACTCAAGGCCAAACTTGTTGGCTCGTTGCCTTGCTGCGTACAAGAGTTTCAGTCGCGGATCAATTCTCTTATACCGCTCAATTGCACACTTCGGGCACATGGAAACTATTGACGTTCCTAGAATGGTCTTTCTTTTGTTTTTCGCTGGATAAAAGTCAACAACTGGCAAGAGTTGCTTGCAATCTGAGCAAGGTGCCAACAGAGGGCATGGCGTATCTATTTTTGTTGTCCAACCAGACGGGAATGTTCGCACGTTGTTCATGTTTCACCGTTGGGGTAAACGTTCTCACTTGTGGATTGGTCGCCCCGCTCTGCCCGCTCTGCCTCAGCGGCGAGCAGGGCGCGGAGGCGTTGGCGTTCATCTTGCTTAATGGACGAAGTTGAATAGCATCCTCGTGGAAGATTGTCGGTTATCGGAGTTTCCTCCGGCACCAGCCAGTCACGCAGGGCGCGGATCAGCATGGCAATCAACTTGCGCCGCAAAAGGCCGTGAATGACCATGTATGCGTCGCAGCTTTCAATCACCTCCCACAGCGGCGGGCGGTTGGTGTCGCTCATGGCTGGGACCCCCCCCGCAGGCAGGGGC